TAGGCCGAGACAAGCCATTTTACCTAGCCTAATAGAAACGTATATCGAATTAAAATTAGCTAAAATAGGTCAAATGTACGCTTTATGTTCAAGTTTATCATTTTACGTAGCCCCTACGGGTCCTGCTATCCAGTGATATACTAATAGGGTATACTAATAATGTGTTTCATAAAATATTTATTTACTTTTTCATCTAGTGTTGTATAATATAATTATTATAAAAGTAATCTTTATAAGGAACCCTATGAGTGTCAATATTCCCATATTCCGTCTTCAGTACGAGATTCTTAACAAGACCTTAGCCGAGCTTGCAGCTGGCGCGAGTATTCCTATGTCTATTCTGCAAAAGGAAGCTCGTGACCAACGCTGGAAGCAGCTTTGGCCAGCTGTACCCAAAGCGGAACCAGAATCAGGAACCTCGCTCCCGCTCTCTTATGAGGACCGACAAGAACAGCTGGCTCTAGAAGCCGACCAGTACATAGAAGAAACGAACAAGAGAATGCGAGTATACAACCTGGCAAAGGATATTTACCTAGCTACAAAATACTTGGCTCTTGAAGTCAAGATTATAGATACCGCTAGCTCTATCCTGGATGAAGTGAGCCAAGATATAGATCCAAGGAATCTCAAGCTCCTGTCGGCTCTATATAAAGAGATGACTTCGGGAACTTCATTGGCATCCATGGCTAAGAATATTGCCGAGCTTGACGAGACGGGTCTCGCGCAAGTCATATTCAGAGACTTCTCGGGAGCTAAGTCTACATTGGATATAACACACGCGATTCAATAGTCAGCACTCACTAATCAATGAAGGTAGAGATAACTCAAGGGACCTTAGACCCCGTACTTCAAGCTTATGTGGACAATCGGGATCGCGTTTCAATAATTACTGGTCCACTTGGTTCGGGAAAAACGTATGCCTCCTGTCTGCGGTTGCTGAAGCAGATGTGTGAACAAAAACCTAATAGACAGGGTATACGTAAGTCTAGATGGATAGCAATTAGGAACACGTTTCCAGATTTACAAACGACGACAATTAAAGACTGGTTAGAACTTTGGGAAGACTTAGGGAGATTTAAGCAGGGAGGCATTTCACCGCCCACTCATTATCTCAACTTCAAGCTCCCGGATAAGTCTATAGTACAATCGGAACTAGTATTTGTAGCCATGGATAGACCAGCTACTGTAAAGAAACTGAGAGGAACCCAGATAACAGGATTCTGGTTTAATGAAATAAAAGAGCTTGATAAGTCGATCATAGACATGGCTGACCTGAGACACGGTAGGTATCCCTCTCCAATGGATGGCGGGCCCACTTGGCACGGCATGATCGGTGACACTAACCAGTGCGATGATGACCACTGGTTGTACAAGATGGCTCAAGTGACTAAGCCTAAAAACTGGTCATTTTTCGTCCAACCCGGCGGGCTAATGCGAGAAATGAGAAGTTTACCCATGGGTAGGCAAGAGTGGACCGGTAAATGGATACCAAATGAGCTTGCAGAGAATGTACACAACTTAATACCGAACTACTATATGCAAGGACAAGAAGGTAAGTCAACATCTTGGATATCAGTAAACCTTGCAAATGAGTATGGTTCATCTGAGGATGGTAAGGCAATTTACGGAGAGCAATGGTCCGACGACCTCCATGTATCTGAGGACATCTCCGTTATTGAGGATTGGCCAATAATTATCGGCATGGACTTTGGGCTTACTCCCGCTGCAATCATCGGGCAAGAGACACCGAATGGTACGCTCCACATACTGGAAGAGTTGGTTGCGGAAGGTATGGGTATCAACCAGTTTGCTAACGAGGTTCTCTTACCGACCTTGCGCAATAAGTATAAATCGAACGAGCCCACATTCATAGGTGACCCTTCTGGGCATAAGCGCTCTGATACCGACGAACAAACGGTATTCAAGGAACTATACGAACTGGGTATTAACGCGGAAGCTGCAAACACAAATAATCCACAAGTACGTTGGGAAGCCGTCCGGTACTTTTTACAGCAATTAAGAGACGGTAAACCAGCATTTTTACTTCATCCACGCTGTAAAATGTTACGCAAGGGCTTTAATGGAGGCTACAAATTGAGAAGAATACAGCTTGCGGGCTCTGAAAAGTTCTCCGAGAAGGCCGATAAAAACAAATTTAGTCACCCTCACGATGGTCTTCAGTACCTTGCCTTACACATTAAGGGAGATATTGGCGATACCAGCGAGTTTGAGCGGGATGATACACCGGATCGGTGGGCTTTATAATGATACAGAGTCAGGGTTCAGATTTTAAGCAGACCGACATTCGCACGCTACTCTCTTGGGTGTCCGAGGCTCAGGCTGCGCACTCTGAGTGGCGGGCGCAGTCTTGGAATGACTATGAGTTTCGTGATGCGCATCACTGGTCGGCGGCATCTTATAAGAAACTTCTGGATAAAGGAATTGCTCCGCTGACAATTAACAGGATTTTTCCTGTGATCAACCTGATTCATGGGCACTTTATTCGCAACCAGCAAGATATTATAGCAAAAGGGCGGACTAAGGATGACTCTGAGCTAGCTCAAGTCATGTCTGAAGCTTTTGCTATGGTCAAGGATCAGAACAAGGGAGTCGAGCTCATCACGTCGGCTTTTAGCGACGAGATTATCACTGGATATGGGTGCATAGAGGTAGGTAAGCACTATGACCCCCGGTGTGAACCAGTGCAGTGGACTAGGCATCCCTGGTATTCCTCGTGGTGGGATCCGTATGCATCACCTTGGGACGGGAAAGAAAACTGCAGATATAGATTTACTGCAGCTTGGAAGAACCTTGAGGACATTATTCAAGCATTTCCTCAAAAACAACAAGAGATTATCGAGAAATTTGGGCAGCTTTCATCTGACTACTATGTACCAGACGTAGATGACGTAGGAACAATTATAGAGGATCACCACAAGTACCTCTCATCTAACCACTGGATAAACTCAGACCGCAAACGTGTTCGCCCTGTACAGATGTGGTATACCGTGCTATGCAAATCACTGTTTGCGGTTATGCCCGACAGTCAGGTAATCGACGTAGATGCTCTTAAGAGCTCGTCGGATCAGATGAGCGCGATGCAGTATGCTACTGAGCTTATTCCAGCGTGCGTTAAGAAGACAAGAGTTGCTACCTTTATATCAGACTTATTACTTCAGGATGTTCCGAGCCCGTATAGCCACGATGAGTATCCATTTGTTCCGTTCATTGGATATTTGGATAGGTTTAATCAACCCTTCGGTATTCCAAGACAAATAAAAGACCAAGCGATGGAAGTAAATAAACGCCGGTCTATGGCACTTTCTCTTATATCGAATCGTCGAGTCATAATTGAAGAGGACGCCGCAAAGGATATAAATAAGGTTTATTCTGAGGCTAACCGGCAGGATGGCCTTATAGTATTGAAGAAAGGCCGCCGTGGGTCCTTTGAGATTCAAGAGATGTCAGCCCTAGCTACTCCACAGGTTGACATGATGCTTCAGTCTGAGAGAGAAATACAAGAGATTGCTGGCGCTAATGATGAAGCCTTGAGTTCAGGAAGTGCGCTTCAATCAGGAGTAGCCCTGGATAAGAAACAACAGCTTTCTTCTACTGTAACAGCTTCGTTGCTCCACAATGCTATGCTTTCTCAGAAACGCCTGGGTGAGCTTACCATGGCTATGGTCAAGGACACTTGGACGGGTCCTAAGGTGCTACGCGTCACTGACAGACTCTCTGGTTCAGAGAAGTTTGTCGAGATTAATAAGAGAGTATATGACGCAAACCTGGGTGGGATTACCGTCCAGAATAGTATCAGTGACGGTAACTTTGACATAGTGGTTGCTGCCGCGCCTCTTACTGACACTATGCGTGAGAAGAACATGGAGCTCCTGTTTGGTGCAATCAACAAAGCGCCGCCAGAAGCTATCGGGCCTCTTCTCAACCTGGCATTTGAGATCAGCGACCTGCCAAATAAAGATGCTCTACTGAAACAGATTCGTCAAGCAACTGGTGTTCCTGATCCGCACGCTGACTTGCCAAACGCAGAGCGCGAGATGCTTCAGCAGCAGGAACAAATGCAGAAAGACCAGCAACAACAAGAACAGCAACAGAAAGACGAGGAAGATCGTCAGTTAGCGCACGCAGACACTAAGTCCAAAATTACAGAACGCTTGACTAATGCAGACGCTAGACGTCGCGACGTGGAGCGGGACGACTGGGAAGCCGGTGCTAAACTGGGTAATGAGATTCTCAAAGCTCAAACAGTAAAACCTATAGAGGTTAAAAGTGAATAAAGCACAAGAAGCAGCAGCAGATAAAAAGATGGAAAAGCATTTCCGCTCTCACAGAGAGTTACCAACTGGAAGAGATTTTAGATGTTTTCAAGAAAAAACTCCTGAAGCAGACCAGAAATACCGGGATAACTTTGACCGTATATTTCCTAAAGCTCCAGGGTTTGGGTTTTAATCGTCCGGGGGACGTTAAAAATAAGTAGTAGCTAACTTTACCATTCGACCACGAGTCGTTAAAAAGAATCATGAGTGAAGAAACAGTATCTGTAGTAGAGGCCTCTGCTCCCGAAGAAACATCAGTAGATATTCTTAGTCAGCAGGGTTTAGAAACAGTTTCAGAAGACGAGTTACGCGGATCAGCACAAGAGGAAACCCCGGCTACCTCTGAGCCGACAGCTGAAGACGCTGCCGCTGAAGAAACTAAGGAAAAGGAAGATAAGAACTTGGCTCAGGAAGTTACCGAGGAAACCTCGGAAGAACCCGTAAAGCCCCCTAAAGGATTCGTTCCTACCGCTGCCTTGCATGAGGTACGAGGGGAAAACAAGTTTTTGAAACAACAAATTGCTGAGCTAACTGCAGCGTTAAAAACGCCTGCTCAAGTACAAGAAGCTAGCCAGGAGATTCATCAAGATGAGTTTCAAATTTTGTCTGATGAAGAGTTTCAAGAGCTAGCTGACGAGAGCCCCAAAGAGGCTCTCATGTACATGAAGCAGCTTCAGCAGCACACTGAGTTTCAGAGACAATCAGAAATACAGACTCAGCGTACTCAGCAGTTATATGATGCAGTAAGCAGAGACATGGAGGACGCTGTCCCAGGTTTGTTTGATACAGCTTCTCAAGCCTCTGATGACCTACGAGAGTTTGCGCAGGGTATAGGGTTTACAGATGAATTATTTTATTTAACGAATCCCTCGACCCAGATTATTTTACCGGGTCAATCCGAGCCAGTACTTCTTGGAGCTCAGGCAGCGAAAATCTTGCGGGTTATTGCTACGATGAAAAACGCACAGCCTACTAAAGTAGACGTAGAAGCTATCAAGGAGTCTGCAAAGAGAGACCTTGAGAAGTCTATTATAGGTAAGGTTAAACAAGGAACTGACTTCAAGTCGCTTGCGGCGGTTCCTACAAGTGAAGAATCTAGGCCAGAATTTTCAGATAAAGTTCTATCTGAGGCACAGTTTATGAAATTGTCGACTAAAGAACAAGAGCTTTATCTGGCTGGCCATTAAATTTAGGAGAACATAATGGCTGCAACTGAATTTGCACTAAACGATCCGCTTGCCATCCAGCGGTGGTCCACTTCTTTGGCTGTAGAAGCAGCAAAGAAACAGTATTTTGCCCCTTTTATCGGGACTTCAAATGACTCTCTTATCGTTATGCGAGATGAGTTGAACAAAGCAGCAGGCGATAAAGTAACTGTTGCATTACGTATGAAGATGACCCAACCAGGTGTTGAAGGCGACCAAGTCATTGAGGGCCATGCTACTGGTGAGGAATCTTTGGTATTCTTCAACGACGCTCTGTTTATTGACCAACTGCGGAAAGGCACGAAGTCTAAAGGTAAAATGTCCGAGCAACGCGTTCCGTTTGACCTTCGTAAAGAAGGCCGAGACGCATTGTCTACTTGGTGGGCTGAAGAGCTTGACGAGGAAATGATGTTCTATCTCTCAGGTGCCCGCGGCGTAGGCACAGCACATCAGCCTACCACATGGACAGGCCGTGCCAACAACACCCTGACCGCCATTGACACGGCCCACCAGATGTATGCGAGTACCGCTACTTCTAAAGCTACCATTACCAACGCTATGCCCATTACCTTGGGTGATGTAGAACGTATGGTTGCTCGAGCTGAGTTAACGGATCCTATGATTCAGCCTTTCAATGTGAACGGAAGCAAGAAGTTTGTTCTCTTGATGCACACCTACCAGGCTTACCAGCTGCGTATCGGCACTTCCGAAAATGATTGGCTGGCTATTCACAAGGCTACTGATCGTGGTACAGCTTCTCCAATCTACACTGGCGCTTTGGGTGAGTACGCTGATGTTGTGCTTCATAAGCACCGTAACGTTGTCACTTTTAGTGACTACGGTGCTGGTTCTAATGTGACTGCAGCTCGTGCACTGTTCATGGGTGCTCAAGCTGGTATGGTCGCGTATGGCCGTGCAGGTGGTCCAGGACGTAACACTTGGCATGAGGAAACTGACGACCGTGGTAACGCTCTGGCTATTACTTCTGGAGCTATCTTTGGTGTGAAACGCTCTCAGTTTAATGCTAAGACCTTTGGTCTCATTGCTCTGGATACCTACGTTCCGGCGTCTATTTAATAACATAGCCAGAGGGTAAATCCTCTGGCTAACTTTTATAAGGACTTTATCATGGCTAATGTAACAAAAAAGAATGTAGGTATTCCGCGTAACCTTGGCGGCGTACCCTATGGTAACGTAACGGCTCTTACTTTTCCCTTGGCTACTACAGCGGGCGTATGGACTGACTCTGATCAGGCTACTGCAATTGTAGCTGCAGATGTATTGCGCCTTGGTGTAATTCCTAAAGGCACTACTCTTTTGGATTACATTCTTAAGATTAGTGCAGTGTTTACAGCTGCGTCTACCGGTAAGATTGGATTCGCGTACACAGACGGGGTCGACTCGGCCGATGTACCTCAAGATGATGACTACTTCTGTGCTGCTACTTCCCTGGCTACTGCTGCGATATTTCGACAAACCAATGTAGCCGTTACCCCGGTAACTCTGCCCAAAGATGCGTATCTTATCCTGACAAATGCTGGTGCGACTCAGGCTACTACGGGTCGTCTGGATATAACTGTTCTTGGTATTTGTGACCAAGCAGTATAATTTTAACTAGTATAACACGAAAGTGTTATACTACTCATGTTAAGTATTAGTAGCTTAACATGAGTAGTATAACAATTCGAGGACTAATTATGACACTTGATGAACTTATAGATGCCTACAGGCTGATAGCAGACGATACAGTAGAGCCCTATCTATGGTCTAACGCTGAAATAGAGCTTTATATAAATGAAGCTCAAGTAGAAGCTGCAACTCGAGCTAGACTGCTGGTTGAAGACGGAAATGCTACATACTGTAGTATTCCTACGGTTATAGGGACTTCAACTTACGCAATTCACTCTCTTATCCTTGAGATTAAGTACCTATATCTCGATAATGTACTCCTTCCTAAAACAACAATTGAAGAACTAAATGACGAGGACACCGAGTGGCGCACTAATACTGAGCTAACCACACAGTGGTATCAATCTGGACAAACAGTGTCTATAGTGCCTACGCCAACAGAAATAGGCGCTATAACCATGGTTGTTGTACGCCAACCTATTACAATCATAGACACTTTGGATATTCCAGAGCGGTACCATATGAAGATGCTTGATTGGGCGCTAGCTTTGGGGTTTCGAAAACGAGATACAGATACTGCAGGAACCCTTGATCAACCTCCGAGTATGGTAGCGTCTCAATTTGAAAGTAGATTTGAGAAAACCTTTGGACCAGCTACTGATGCTAGAGTTCAGCATAACGAACTTAATTATCGCATAACTACTAAAAATAGCTGGAATATATAATGGCTATAGTACCCTTTTTAACAGGTTCTTCAGGGTTAAATACTGTCGTTGATCCTGCGCGCTTAAAATATAACTCTGATACAGGCATATCAGAGTTAGCTGAAGCAGTCAATGTGGACATCGACGATACTGGTAGGATTTCACGACGACCAGGGCAGGAATTAGTTTTTACCGGTGTGCACCATTCATTATTTTGTGATACCGGTGATTGTTTTGTTATACAAGACAGAACGAATGATGCTGCACTTTATAAGATAGGAACAGACTTATCTTTGACTGGTGTTCGTTCGGGCTTGATGAAAGGTGCAAGAGTTTCTTATTGGCAGGATGGGAATAAAACTTATTATTCAAGTGCGCACCAAAATGGCTTTATCGAGGGTGGTATATCATACCCGTGGCCAGCAAATCCTCATACCGGAGTTGAGACCGTCAGGGCGTTCTTTCCAGCCCCATTAGGCAAGCATATTTGTATTTTTCAAGGTCGGATGTGGATTGCATCTGAAAATGTTATTTGGATTTCAGAACCATTTGCCTACGGAAAGTTTGAC